CTTGGAAAGAAGTCAGAAATCTCAGTTGGACTAAACAATACATCACCTGCTGCATAATCAGGAGTTGCTTCAACTGTAGGTGTTACTGTGAATAGTTTATATTTGTGCATTATACTTCCTCCACCTTGTTCCCAATAGATTCATGATGTTTGATTCCTTCTTTAGTCATACCAATCCTAATAATCTTTTTACCATTAGCTTTTGTTATCTCATATTTTTTTCCAATAGGCTTAACTATTTTGTCTTTACCTGATTTTATTGCTTTTTTTTCTGCCATTACTTTTTTCTCCTTACTATTTTAATATCTCACCATTTTTATCAAAACTTATACCTGAAAAAGTGCCTACATTTGTAATGCCTTTCCCATGCTTTACTCTGCTCATTCTATCACCAATTTCTGCATAATAATCTAAATATTTCATTTTAGAGCCTTTATAGTATGCCTGTTGTCCTTTATCTTTATCTTCTGATAGATGTAAATCTTTATTAGGATCTATATCTACACCAAAAGGCATATGACCACCAATATTCTTTTTAGGGTTTAATTTTTCTTTTTTAGCTCTTGCCATTTAAAGTATATGAGGAGGAGCATAAACCCCTCCCCATATTATTGTATTTATTTTATTTATGATGTTTCTGTATTCAGAGTAACACCATGAAGATCAACTGTTTCTGCAACTGCCCAATATCCATTAGCAACAATATCTTGCGCTGCTTCTTGAGCCTGTCTTTGTTGTTCTAGCTGGATAAAGTTCCCACCACCAAAGTCAATATAGCCACAACCTAAAGCTGTCTTAGCAAATATTGCTCCTGTATGATGATCTGATGAGCCTATAACTTGTGGAGAAGTATAAAAATTAACTCCACCTATAGTAGTTACAAAACCTGCTCTCCTGAAATCATCACCTACTGAACTACCACCTGAGAAAGCACCTAGACTTTGCTCTGATACTGTTGTTCCAACTTCTGCACTTATTCCAAAGCTACCCCAAACTTGTAGTGGGTGTAGAACTGCTGAGTAAGGCCTTGGAGCATCATTTTTCTCTAATGATGCAACTGCATCCATAACCTGATTGAAATTAAGTGTAGTGGTTGCTGCACCTGCTGTTGTTGCAAAATTATCAAGTAAATTGCATACATGATTATCAAATTCTGCTGCAACTGCATTACCTAGTATTCTTCCTGCATTAACCATTAAAGCATCTGAGTTACCATGTGCTGCTAAGTCAGTTACTTGTGCAAAGATATTGTTTCTTAACACTTCTAAACTAACTGCTGCTGTAGTTATACTAGCTGCACTACCTGTAGTTTCCTCTGCACCTGAAGCAGAATTTTGTACTGATCCAACTGCTACTTTACTATATACAGGGATTGCTACTGTATTTGAGCCTGAAGGAGCAGGTACCATTGTTATTGTTGGAGGAGCTACTGCTGCCTTATTGAATTGAACTATCGCTGCTGCAACTGTTTTTCCTAATCCACCTGCTGCAACACCTACATCTGTTACTGCCATAATTGCGATTCCTTATCTTACAACATTCTTTCAAGGTAAGAAACCTATCATTTTGAATGTGCTGCTATTTAAAGCTATATTTTAAATTACTTAATATAACCTTTAGTATTCTGCTCTAAATATTTCTCAGCACCTTGTGGATCTTTTATTGCAAACTCTTGTAAAGATTCATATCCACCAAAATCACCTACTGGCTGATTATTGGAGGCTCTGCTGGTATTTGTAGGAACAGTATTTACTTTGGTTACTTTGTTTACATACAACTCCAGCTTATCTAAGGATAGACCTTCTGCAATAGATTTATCAGTATCTTCTGTTAAAGTTTCCATTAAGGAATTTCTCTTATTAGTTTTGTACTCCTCATATTCTTTTACAACAACTGAGGACTTTTCAAGTTTAGCATTTGCTTCATCTAACAGCTTTTTATATTCACCCTGCTTTTCCAGTTCATTATTTCTAGCTGTTTCTTTGTCTGCTTTCATCTTGTCTAATTGAGATTGAAGATCTTGATTTTGAGTTTTGTACTCATTCTTCTGAGTATTAACTTCATTGAATCTTGATTGTGGAATGTTACCTTCTGAAACATTGTTTTTACTAGCTTCTGTGCTAGGTGGATTTACCTGAGTGGCTTCAGTCTGAGTTGTTTTATTTTCTTCTGACATTTGTGTCCTCTTTTGTGAGTAATTGTTTAAAATTCATTGACATAATATATATTAAAATTTGTATTAGAAAACATTTATTTTTTCTTCTTAGTTAAGTGTATAACCTCAGTTCCTTCAGGCATAACTTTGTTTAAATGTTTAACTATTTGAGGTAATAATTTAGTTTGTAATATGCTCTTAGGATATGGATCATTAGTATCTGTTAATGTTCTTTTGTTTTTCCTTAACCAATCTACTTTGTTAGCATGAGAACTCCAACCTATTGAAACTGAGTTTTTGTCAGCTTCTATTGATACTTGAGTATCTTTCATTAAATCTCCTGTAACCACAGGTGCTGTAGATCTAGAATAACGTGTATCTTGCCTTTTTAATTCCCCTTTAGCTTTTGCTTTCCTGTAAGCTGGGGAGTATTTAGGAAATGGATTATCATCTGACATTTTAGGATTAGAACTATTAAATGTATGTTTTTTATATTCCTTATATGCATCTAATCCAAACTTATTCCAAAACTTCTTATCAAATAATGGAGAAGGGATTTCAAATTTTTTCTTCTTAGCCACTAATCTAAATCCTTTAATCTTTGCTTTGCTTCTTCAGGATCACTCCCAAATCCCTCAACAATATGATCCCACTTGTGCCTACAATTATATCCACCACCAGTAGTAAGAATGTTTCCAAACTTGCTAAAATTACTAATTATCTGATCCTTTGTTAGCCTCCCTGCTGCTATCATTTCTACACAAGCAGGTCTAGTCTTACCATCTAATGGACCAACATATTCATATTTATGATTCTTAGGCATAGTGTCCATCATTAACTTTGTTACAGTCCTACTATAATCATTCATAGATGTGTCTATAAGGGTTTTTAATTGTCCTGCACTTAAAGCACCCTGACCTCTTACAGCTTTTAATATTTCATGAGGAGGAATACCACCAACCACTCCATTGATTATCTCTTTTCTTATTATCCCTGACATATTATCTAACTGACTTATTAATGAGTTCTTGTTAAAATCTACTAATGCTTGTAGTGTTCCTTCAGGAATACTTGCAAATCCTTGTATTGTTTGTAGCATAGTTCCATGAGATTGTTCAAACATGCTAATGATATTACTAGCCTTTGCCCTAACTATTTCTAATATACTTAATCCTGATATAAATAATAAAAATTCTTCTGCTGTTCTATCTCCTTTAAGGCTATAGACTTCAGTAACAGTTCTTTCCTGAACTTCTAATATCATATCTGTCATTGTTTCTGATTGTTGTTCTATGAACAGTTGGTCTGAACTTAACCCATCTACAGCCATTATACAGGTTTAGTTAGTTGTTGTAATAGTGAGCCTTCAGGTGTTTCTTCTTCTACTATCTTTCCTCTTTCTGCTAGATATTCTTGTGCTGCCTGTCTATCTTCAAACCTATCAGGATCTTGCTGAATTAATATATCAGCCTCATCTATTAATCCTTTAGATAATTCCCAATCCCATTTGGCTCTCTGCTCATCATCTGATAATACTTCCATAGTTTCTTGGAAATCAATCTGTTCAAGTTCTCCTGCATCTTTACCTAAATCAACAGCTATCATTAATCTTTCCAGTTCAAATAGTTGTCTTTCAACTTCTTTCCATCTAACTACATCTGATACTCTTGAATCTGTTAATTCAGTATTCCTTAGCTTAATAGCTACTCCACTTTGAGCAACTGTGCCTTCTACAAAGCTAATATCAATATGATAATTTTGTGCTAACATCTTGTATGAAGTAGTTACTGCATTGGTTATTGTACCCACAGTATCAGGAGGAGATACTAGATTCATAGTTCCATCTGCACCTAGAAATGAGATTTTATCTGGCCCAATGTCCAAATCATCTTTCTCTAATTGTGAGCCATTGATGTAAATATACCCAAAGGATTGGAACATGATGTTAGCATTTTTGTTAGTTTCAGCCACATTAATTAGTTTATTGGTTTGGATTAAATCACTTGAAGCATCTGTATCTAAATAACTTGATTCAGGCTTTCCATCTCTCCAACACTCAACAAATGGTAATACACCATAAGGATTAATCATCTCAGGATTCATTTCATCTGTATAAATCTTTCCATTGTTATCATAAGTGAATGTGTTTTCATTATCCCAATATACCCATAGTTCAGGAGTGTTGTCCATTACAGAATCTTTAGTGGCTATAGGATAAGTGATTGCTTTAGGCTTTAAGGGATCATCTCCAAAGATAGGCTCATAATCCCATATAATATCATACTCAATTCTCATCTCATTCTTATCATTGAATCTCATACATGGTTTAATAAGCACAGCATCAAGCAGATTAGTGAATCTTTCTGCTCTTTGTAATTTAAAATCTTTATGGTGGAATAATAATGGAGTGTCTTCTTTGGAATAAACTCTCTTGGGTGGCTTCATATATACAAGAGAAACTCTATCCACTATTCTTTTGGTTACATTAACATTAGCAGCAGGTACTTTATCAAACAAAGTATCATCAAAGTAATTCATGGTATATGGCAGACTTCTTCCCTTATAAAACTCTAAGGCATCTAGTCTTGCTGTTTTCCAAGCATTCTTTAACTTCTGCTTAACATCAAATTTAGCATTTAAAACTAATAGTTCATTTAAATTTGGTATCATCTCTTAATACTCCCCAATGTAGGTTTCAAAATAGGCAGTTCCCAATGAATTAGGTATGAGAAAGCATCACTTGCATGGCTATACATTTTATTGCTCTTGTCTATTTCTCTTGTCCCCTGTTTGTTACAAGTTTTCTCTAAATCCTCTATTAGTGTACTGCATCTAGGATCTATTATTATATTTCCATCTAATGCTTTGTTTGTAGCATTAACCCTGTCTACAACTCTTGGATTAGTTTTCATAGCTTTGATTTTAAAGCCATTCCTTCTAATTATATCTAGATCTGAGTACATTGATGAGGTTGATCTAGATGCTCCTGTTGCATCAGGGTATGCTATGTATTCACTATTAGGGTATTTATTCTTGATTGTTTCACACATTCTTTCAGTTAGGAGATCTCCACTACCTGAATGAGTAAGTGCTATGCAATCAAATACTCTTACTTGGGGTTGTTGTTCATAAAGGTTTGCAAGTACACAGACTTGGGGTTCACAGTTAAAGTCCCACCCTGCCAATACTGGCTTTGCTCTGTTGTATGGTACTGCTTGAACATTGGCATCTCTGTTGAATCCATAAAAAGTTTGACCTTGTTGGAGGTTGACAAATTCACCTAAAGAGTATGCCTTTAATAAGTTCTTATCATAATTATCTTCTAATAATTTTAAATATCCTTGTGGCAAATATACATTATCTTTTGTTTTTCCCCTAACTAAAAGTTTATTATCATCTGATTTCTCTACCATGAGAGTGTATGTGTA